TGTCGGAATATTTAGCCCTAAAATATGGCCACTAGGTGGTTTACATGGACTTTGGTAATTTTCTGGTGACTGGGTATATCTATGGGGTACACCCCCACCTGCACCCTGCGTAGCCCTAGAGCTTTTGGGGTCAATCAAGCAAAAACAAAAACAATCGCAAATCCCACAAAGGTACACCCTAGAGTTTTCCGAGTGGTTTCCGATTTATTTCTGGGGGTGTAAGGTAAATTTTTGTAGCTATGGTGTAGCTTGTTAATCACTAAATTATTTTTAAGACAGGCAAAAAAAAACCCCCCTGTTTTATTAGGGGGGTCTTTAAGTTTTAGTTTAAATATGGTTAAGCAATCTTATTATTTTTAATCGCTAAACCTTTATTGTTATTTATTTGGTATTGAACATTTGCAACAACAACCATTTCTTCAGTTTCATTAATGTTATCTTTATTTGCATTTCTAACATCATTTGCTCTTACTTCTTTTATTCTTAATGATGTTTTAATTATTGCATCTAAAGTTTTAATGTCATTGTCATTTAATTCATCAATTAAGTATTGGCAATCTTTAACTCTACCTTTAATAATTAAATCTAAATCTTTTTTAATTTGATCTAATTGTTTAGATATACTTTCAGTTTTACCAACACCCTTACCAACTTGACTACCTTTAGAGCCAGATTTTTTAGGTCTGTAATTGCTTGTGATTTCTTCAAGCAATCTA